TATAAGTTTCATATCCTAACAACATAGGTGAACTTACATCTGTTGACCAACTTAATCCTGGGACTATAATTTTATCATTTCTTAATTTACTATGATATTTTAGGGCTGCTAGAGTTAATAATATTGAAGATGATCCTGAATTTACAAATATGGAATATTTGGTACCAATTTTAGTAGCCCATTTTTGTTCTAATTCTAGAGTTAAGGGACCTTTAGTTAACCTAGGGATTTCATCTTGGGATAACCATTCTATTAACGCATTAATATCATTTTTATCAATTGTATCACTTACTAATTTTACCATAAACTTGTTTTAATCCTTCTTTTAAATCTGTAAATTTAAAATTAGGGAATATTTTTAATAATTTTTTATTACTTACATCTTTTCTGTATTGACCATCTAATTCAGGCTTATCATATACAATTTTATAGTCATTGCCTGTGGCTTTTAATGCCATTTTAGCCATATCATCAATTGAATAATTAAAATCAGGAGCAACATTAAAACTTTCAGTTACATTATTATCAATAACTAATTTAATAATATCTGCTAAATCTCTAGCATACATAAATTGTCTTAAGGGTTTACCTGTACCTAATAAATGTAATGTTTTATCTTTACTATTCCTAATTTTATTTAATAAAGCTGTTATAAAATGCATTTTGCTTTCATCATGCATATTATCATAATCTCCATACAAATTACATGGAATTAAATAATTATATTTAGTCCCAAATTGTTTATTATAAGCATCAATTTGAACTGCTAAACAACGTTTAGCATAACCATAACTAAAATTAGAAGGTGGTGGTGGTCCTATAAATAAATCTTCTTCTTTCATAGGATAATTATCAACTACACTAGGATAAATGCAAGTACTTAAAATTCCTATAAACCTTTTTACATTATATTCTTTACATACTTTAACAATATTAGTATTTATTAAAATATTATCATCAAAATAATCAGCTGGGTATTTTAGATTATCTTGTATTCCTCCTACACGGGCAGCTAAATGTACAACTATATCTGGGTTATGTGATGAAATTAACCATTTAACTTTATTTATGTCAGTTAAATCACAATCTTTACTACTTAAATAAATAGCATTAGGTAATATTTCTTTTAAATGTTTACCTACTAAACCCGAACCTCCTGTTACTATAATTTTACTCATTTATTATATTTTTAAAAATCCAATCTTCAGTTACATTATATTCTTTACTTTTTTCAAGATTATCCTTTATAGCATCTAATTTAGATTCGTATAAATTTTTATTTAAAGTAGGTAATATAATATTTAATTCCTCTAATGTGTTAAAAGTAATTATACCATCCAAATTAAAATAATCCTTTAAATTAGAACAACCCCAATAGATAGGAATAGTACCAACAGCAAAACAATCAATTAGTTTTTCAGTAAAATAATTATCTGTTTTTGAATTTTCTATTACAATAGAATACCTATAATCTACTAATGATTCTTCTTTATTATTAACAGGGTTTGATGTACCTCTACCAAATAAATCTATATTTTTAATATTATTAGCAACTTGATGTCTTAATTTATGTCCCTCAAACACTGTTTTATTTGAGTAAATCATTGATATATCTTTAGACTTATTAGTTATTTTAAAATTAGAATCTTTAATCCAACAACCCCCAAAAGGAACAAATTTAGTTTTATTTGGGAACTTATTTAATAAATCCTTATCATGAGTAAGAATATAATCAAAATTGTTCATATATGTTTCAAATTCATCATAGCGTTTTGGATAAACTTCTCTAGTTTCCATTAACCAACCAATTTTTTTATCTGTTATAACATTTTGAACATCTCCGTTATTTAAACATTCATCTATAAACAAAGTTATACCTTTATAGTTTTTAATATCTCTTACAAATTTAATATGTTTAGATATTTTACCATGTACTGTAGAGTATCGACCATTATCTTTAGCTAAATGTCTACAAGCATTATCAAATAAATTAATTTCTATTTTAGGAACATCCTCACTTAAACAAACCCAATTATCTGGGAATAGATCTATTGTCGTCCAATCAGAATATTTGCTACCAAACCATTTATTAGGATATACTACTATTTTATTTTTATTAGGGTTCAAATAAGCTCCCCACCAACTAAAAGTTGAATTAGCAATAACATTATGTTCACATTCTGACATTTGGTATAGATCTTCAAAATCGTTATTGTTTTGAATAAAAGTAAAATCCTTCCCTTTAAAATTTTCTTTACACCATTCAATATCATCACTAAAAACTAAAAATTTATATCCTTTAAAATAGTCAATAGCATTTTTATAATAATCAATATTTAAATTATAATGATATTCAGATAGATTTACATAATCTCCTCTTCTAACATGCATAGAAACATATCCCTTTTTTTCTTTATAATTAGGGTTTTTAAACATTTTAATAACTTCATCTTTACAATGGTCAAAATATTTATATGATTGAAGATCACCAGAAAGTTTAATATTTTCTCCTGGGGGTATTTGTAAATTTGGTTGATGTGAAAAATCTATTGGTTCACATTTTATATTTTTAAATGTATTTAGTGGGGATGATAATATTTTTAAATTTCTAAATAAGTTATCTTTATAAGTTGAAGGATGACCATGTAGTGTACCTACGTGATTTAAATCAGAAACAACTTCTAGATTATGTTTTTTACTTAACCCATGAGATGCTGCTATTTGAAACATCATATTTCCTAAACCTCCAGCTAATATAGGCTGTATTTTTGAGATAGTAGGAATTCTTTTAGAAGGAGGGATTTGTCTTATTACTCTTTCTGTTTGTTTTTGATGGTCTAATAAAGTAGTACTTTCTGCATTTTCATTTGCTAAATTATAAACATATATAGGTTCATCTACCCTATGTATACGATTTTTTCCTGCCATTTCAACCATAGGCATACACATTGCAAAATCAGCAGCAGCATTAAAATATTTATCAGTTCTTGGGTCTACTACACTTTCCTTTTGAACTCTATCCATTAAATGGAATTTATATGTTTTTAAGTGGGAATATGGAAATATACTATTTCTATAATTATTGGCTTTATCTACATTATCATCTAAGTGGAGTTGATAATGACCACCTAATTTACCACTAGGGTATTCAATATACTGACCATAAGTCATCCATATGTCTGGGTTTTGGTATACTTGATCTAAATATTGGAATACAAAAGGATGCATTAACCAATCATCTGCATCCACTTCTACTATAATATCCTCATTAGATATAAGGTTATTATCCTTTAAATAATTTAAACAACCAAAATAATTATTTACTTGGCTTTCTTGTACAGGGTTATCAAATAAAATAAAACGTTCATCATTTTCTATATGTTTACTAATTTCATTTCTGGTTTTATCTTTAGATTTATCATAACCATATATAGCTGTAAAATTTTGGTATGACTGTTGTTTAATACTATTAATACTATATCCTACCCATTTCTCTGCATTATAACAAGGGGTTATTACTACAAATTTATTTTTCATAAAGTACTATAATATTTATTTTGTTTTTCTTGTTTTTTTATAGTTTTTGGATGATATAAAGCATATTCTTCTATAGGAGGTATTAAAGCAAAGGTTTTATAACCGTCTAATTTTTCATGAACTTTATTTACCCATACTATTTTAGATTTATTTTTCCAAATTCTCCATTGATGATCTGGCCAATTAACCCATTCTTTTTCATTTAATCTCCATTTCCATTCTTTAATATGTTCAGGTGTTAAACCTACTACAGTATTTACCCTGGGTACTAAATATACTTCATTATCGGGGTTATCTTTTAAAATTGTAGGTAAATTATCTATAAGAGATTTATTGGGTATTTCATCAGCATCAATCTGGAATATATAGTTTCCTGAACAGTAAGATGATAGTTTATTTTTCCAATCTGCAAAATGGTTATTAAATTCTCCTGAGTGCCAATTAAATTCACCATTAATTGAATGGCTTCTTAAATATTCTTCAACTCCTTTACTACCATTTTTGGAATCATATAAAATAACAATTTCATCTTGATTTCTTTTATGTTTTAGTAAAAAAGAAACAAGTTTTTGGATTTCAGTAAATTCACTACAAACGGTAATTGCATAACTTATTTTCATATTTAATCTTTATTTAAACTAATTATATAATCTCTTAATCTATCTGTGGGTTTCCATTTTAGTCTTTCTAAACTATCATCATTTTCTCTTAATGTTTCTCTATAATTACCCTTTTGATCAGGAATATTTATAGAATCAATCCCAAATTTTTCTTTAAACATTAAATAAACATCATTAATAGAATAATTCATACCTGTTCCTAATTCCCAAGCGTCTTTGTGTTTAAAATTTTTCATTCCTATTCTCCACAAAGCATCACATATATCATCTACATGGGTAAAATCTCTTCTTTGTTCACCATCTCCAACTATAGTAATTTTTTCACCATCTCTAACTTGTCTTCTCCATATTCCTATTACCGCAGCCCAATCACCATCTATTACTTCATGTGGACCATAAACATTATAGAATCGAGCAATTTCAATGTCTATCCCATAAGTTAGTTTATACATTTTACAAATTTCTTCTCCTAAGTATTTATAAGTAGAATAAGGGGATTGGTAAGGATTATGCCATTTTGATGAAGAACCAGCATATACTACTTTAGCTCCAGTTAATCTAGCAAATTCACAAACTTTTTGAGTACCTATAGTATTTACTCTAAAGGTTTCTTCAGGATTATTAAATGAAGGTTGAATTCTTGATAAGCCTGCTAAATGGTAAACTAAATCAAAATCTTTATCCATTAAATGAATATCAGTTATATCATTAAGATGATAATCGCATCCTATTTGTTCATTAGATTTTAAACCTGTCTCATAATTGTCTAATGAATATACATTATGTCCTTCAGATATTAATTTTTTAATAAGGTTAGTTCCTATAAACCCTGCTCCTCCTGTAACTAGTATTTTCATATTATTCTATTCTGGTAACATTCCAATATATGAAAGAGCATCCATAAAATCACGTTCTTTAAAGTATTTTATAGTAGACATATCTGCTCTATACTTTTCATCTTTATATTTTTCCCTATCCTCTTCTGGGATTAGAACGGCTTTTACTGCTCCCCAATTCCAATTTTCTCTATTTTGTCCTGAAGCAAATACCATACCTTTATCCTTTACATTAATAGAAGTGGGCATCCATATTTTTTCTTCTTCGTCTTCATCCATTAATACTTTATAAATTTCAGGGAGAATTTCCATTTGTTCTTTATAAAAATCTGAGTCTTTAACCATTATAGAATTGTGCTGGAATCCACAACCATAACATAATTCAAGACTAATATCTTTACTTACTTCTTGTTTATAACAGGCATCAGAATCACACCTAGTACATGTTTTTAATTCATCAAAATTCATATTATACTTTATTTAATTTAGGTAATTGTAATTTAGGTAATTGTAAATCCATTTGTGTTGGAAAATCAGGTACACTTTTATCTAAAGTTTCTCCTACTAAACTCTTCATTGCCTTCCAACTAAAATTAGTTTTAGTATGATGTTTTTGTTTTAAGGAATTTTTTGAATATTGTTTATATTTTTTAAAAACTTGTTTTAAAGCACTTGTTCCTTGTTGGTAATTAACTTGGAACCATTTAGATTCTTTAATTAACCAATTATTAGCAGCGGATTCATGTACGTCTTCTAAAACACCCCCTAATAAAACATTATGTTGAGGATGAAGAAAATCCATATGTCCTGACCATCCTGAAGTTATAATTGGTTTTCCTGTAGTTGTAAATTCTAATAAAGGTCTTCCAAATCCTTCTCCTTTAGTATAACTAACCATTGCTTTAACTTTAGGGTGATTATATAATTCATTCATTTCATCATCATTAAATTCACCATTAAGTAAATAAATATTAGGTAAATTATTTACTCCTAACTCTTTTCTAATTTCTTTAATTCTATCTAAAATAGCATCTCTACTAACATATGAAGAAACACCCATAGAACATTTTAATATTAGAGCAGGTTTTTGTTTTTTATTTTTAAATGCTTCGTAAAAAGATTTTACTAATACCCCAACATTTTTTCTATCATGTCCAAATTGACCTTGCATCCAATGTCCTACAAATAAATAACAAAATTGTTCCTTTATGTTATCAAAATTAATTGTTTTAATTTCGGAGAATTTAAGTGGTTTATATACATCTAAATTGACTCCTTCAAATATAACTTCTATAGGTTTTACTAATTTTACTTGAGATACTATTTGGTTTGTTCGTTGATCTTTTTTATCATATACCATTTGTTCAAAAGTAGTTTTAGCAAATTTTGATGAAACCCAATTTGTATCCATTCTATTTAACCCCTCAATCCATTCTGGTTTGCAAGCTGTTGATTCAATACCAGCAGTACATCCAATATTATGTTTTCCTATTGCTTGAAATTCATTAGGTATAGTGATTTGCATCCATAATTCAGGTTGTGTTTTTTGCCATTCTGGTGTTACTTGATGGTTTAATAAAAATTCCCATTCAGGATGATCTTTACAAAAATTCCAAGAAGTTTCCCCCCATCTTTGTGGTACTAATTCAACTTTATATTTATCTAATTCTATTATAGCTTTAACTATATCTCTTGATCTAGCACCATATCCACTATATGTGTCAAAAGGACAGCTGATTACAAAACGTGGTTTATTCATTAGTATATTATTTTATGGTTTAAAAATTTTCCTTTGTATTCGTTAGTGTTTATTAATTCATATTTTTCTCTTGGTTCCCAAGTATCAAATAATTCATTTAAAGCACTCATTACTCTTTGAGCTTGATGTTTAGAGGTAAAACCAGCTTCATTAGATAAGGCCCATTCTCTTCCCTTTAATCCTCTTTGCTTTAATTTTTCTCTTCCTAGTTTATAGCATTCTTGAATTCTTTCAGTTGCATCTTCCCATTTACACCTATCATCGTAAATATAAGGTGTTGGTGGTGATCCTTGAATCGATCTTGAAGTTGGGTAAACTGGGAATGCCCATTCACCATGCTCTTTATATGTTCCTCTATGGTTAGAAGGTATATCAGCACTTGGTGTAAACCATTCTCCATTTTCATCTACAAATCTCATTTGATCTTGCATCCCACCTGTTACATTAGCAATAATAGGTGTTCCAGCTAACATTGCTTCAGTATTAGCTAACCCCCATCCTTCATTTGAAGTTAATAAAATCTGGACATCTGCTAAATTATATAACCAATTTAATTGTTGTTCTGATAGTTTTTGGTCTATAAACATTACATTACTAGGATAACTTTCATCAAAAAGATATTCTTTAACTTTAACTAAATCAGTTCCAGCACTCGTAACTTTCTCTGTTTTAAGAATCATATAACAATCTTTAGCTTCTTCTTCTGGGAGGCTATCTAAGAATGCCCTAAATGCCATTAAAGCGTCAGGAATTTGTTTTCTTCTAATATTTCTTGAATTGAAGTATAATACAAATTTTGGTTTTTTGTCTTTAAATATAGATTTTTTAAAGTTTATAAACTCTAAATCATTATCCTCTATAGGAAAATAAATATTAGGATCTTTACCATGTGGTATATATTTAAAAATTCTATTACCCTCACGTCCTTTTAATACTAATTTATTAATATTAACGGTTTGTTTTGAAATGCCCATTAATAAATCACAAGCTTCATAATAGGGTTGATTAAACATAGGTGCAGGGTAATCATCCCAAATATTCAAATAAGTAATTGGAATTGATTTTCTAATTTCTTGTTCCATATTCCAGATATGCAAAAAGTATCTTGGATCTGTAATTAAAAACAGGGCATCTGGTTTTTCTATTTTAATAAGCTCTCTTATTTCTCTAGTAGTACCATAATTATCTACAGGATATACAAAAACAGAAGAATCTTTTATTCCCATTACCTCATTAGTACTTTGAGATAAATCTAATCGTTTACCTTTTTCAGGGTGATTTATAGATCCACCTATTTGGATCCAATTAAAATGATGAGCTGTGTGGCATACTATTTCTTTAGCTACAGTTGCTACACCTGAATGTACTCTAATATCATCACATATTAAAAGTATTTTTTTTCGTTTATCCTTAGGGATAGATTTAAAGTCTTTATTCATTTTCCTTTATTTCGAGATTAATTTGATTAGTAATTTGTTTACGAAAATTTTCATCAGTAAGATACAAAAACAGACTACGGTCGGCAAGTTTTTGGAAAGAAAATTTACGCTTTACACATTCAATTTTAAAATTCTCGAATAAATCGCTTTTGACTTTAACACTAGTTAGTGTCATTGGTTTTTTGTTTGTCATAATCTTTATTTTTTAAAACGTTTATTATACATATATAAGTATTATTCAAAATGCGCTCCTGCTCCACATAATTCTTTATCTTCTCCATAAGGACAAAACGTACAATTCCATTTAGAAGGGGATTTTAAATAATCTATTTCTTTAATTTTTCCACTTGGACTAAAGCATTCTGTTATAAAATCATTAACTGCATTTTTAGCTCTATTTAATTTAATTTTACCACTTGGTGGAGTAAATTGTTGTACTCTATGAGCTTGATACGGTGACATAATATTATCATCATCTATATCCAATACTTTTCTTTTTACTATAAAAAATTCAATTTCAATTTTATCTAAAGGAATACCATACTGCTCAGAAAAATATTGTTTATATAGTATTAATTGAAAATGTTTATTTTCATCTTTTTTAGCATAACTATTCCAACCCTTAGTACTTGTTTTTATGTCGATTATCTTAAATGTCTCTGTTTCTTCATGGTATGTGACAACATCTAGATACCCCATATATAACACGTTATTATACATTTTATTTGGTGGGATAACAATAGGTATTTCACAACCTACTAAGTATGTACCCTTTTTATTAAAATACCTACTACGTTTTTTTTTAAACCACTCTAATATTGCTATTCCATCTTCAAAAAATTCCCTCATTTCTTCTGCTGAAGAAAAATGTTCATTTTTATTTGATTTATATTGAGATTGATATTCTGATATGAATTTGTCTTGGAAATAATCTTTCATATCTATTTCTCTATCGGCAAAAGCAAATGATTTATCATAAGACACATCCAAATAATGTTGCATTGCTTCATGTATGGCCGTTCCGAATACCGTGTGGATAGATGAATTAAATCTTTTAATTTTATCCTTATATTGTAATTTCCACCTATAGGCACAACTTCTAAATATTGACATTTGAGAATAGGATATATTCTTTTGGTATGCAAAATTTATAGATTGTGGAGGATTATTTCTAATCTCTTTTATAATATTGGGTATTTTTTTAGCCAAACTATTTTTTCCATTTGTTTCGACCTACTAAAAGACCTATTATTCCATAATTGGCAATGTCTATAAATGTATCTTGTATACCTTCACCTTCAACAAATGATTTACCATTTATTAATAGATTTTTTAAACGTGATATTTTATCAGTTAATCTAATACACAACCCAGTTAGTGAGAATTGTTTATCATCACGGTTATTAATAATATCCCCACCTAAAGCTATATTATTTAAACCATAATCCATATGTTTACGAGCAAACATTTCATACATTTCCTTTTGTATTTGTTTAAACTCATCTGATAATTCTGGGTATTCATGCTCAAATATTTCTAGTGGAGTTGAATTTAAATGGGGTGAAGTTTTTAGTTTTTTTGGAACTTTTAAACCTCCTTTAGCATTCATAATTTCTCTATCGCTCATGTCTTCGTATTTACTTATTATACTACCCATTAATTTGTCCTTTAGAACCAAAATACTTTTCTAATGCTTCTAGCCTATCGTCAGCATCTACTAACATAACAAGTGCTTCTTCAGCGTTTTTGTAAAAGTCTCCTGTGGAATGATCTCCGATACCAACTGCTTTATTATCTAATAATTCAAGTGATAACATTGCTTTTGCTTTATCTGCCTGTGCAGATGTTCTTAACATATCTACTAATTTACTCATTTTAATATTTTTTTTATTTCTTTAGTTTCTAATCCTCTATTCGATAATATACGACTAATTTGTTGGGTACCCAACAAAGTTATATATTCTTTTGCTTCTTTACTTGAACACTGAAAATTATCTTTAATATGATTAATTAAATCAATATTAGGTTGTTTTACTTTAGATTTAATATATTTATTCCATTTATTATTTTTAGGAATAAATTCTCTATATACATTATAGATCATTCTTTTTTCCTGTGGAGGTAAATCTTGAACATAATTTACTACTTCTAAGTAATCTGGGTTCATAGATAAAAATCTATGTATCATATAACTATTCCAAACTTCCCAGTCTTTATCTGTAAAAGATTCAACTGGGGGTTTAGTAATATTAATTGCTTTTAACCAATCAAAGATATTTTTCAATTAGTTATCCATTATATGTTCGCTTAATTCTTCTCTAAGATCTTTTGGTATAGATGCTTTAAGAATTTTTTTGGTTTCTGGATCATAAAAAACAGGAATTGGGAGTAAAGCATCTTCTTCTGTACCCATTACAAATTTAGATACAGTTCTTAATACTACTCCTTGTTTAAATAATACTCCTCCATCAAAATTTTTAATTTCTGATGTATTTTTTAAATCAATTGGTGGTCCGGCTTGTTGTTGTTGTTGCATAATTATTTATTATTTATTAAGTTTTGAATTAACGACATTGTATTTATTTCCTTGTCGATTCGGAAATTTGCTTTATATTGATGTTCATTTATTAAAATAGATGCTGTACCTTCTTTACCTGGTAGGTATTCCGATGCTCTTTCATATAAT